TCGACCCGTCGATGTAGAAGACCCGTTTCCGCTTCGAGCCTTCGTGTTTTTCCTCCCATTCGAGGCGTCGGGTGTCTAGCTCCTCCATGGCGTCGCTGATGATCCGCTGGTACTCGCCGATATTGGCTTCGATGGGGTCCCGTAGCTCCTGTTGGCCTCTGCCGGTGATGAACCCACCCCGAGCGGCGAGCGAGTCGGAGCCCTGGTCGTAGGCCGCCCCGATACGAAGTTGGCGTTCCAGGCGGTCGATCTGTTGGAACAGTTGAGTGTTGTTTTCGCCGGTGGGCTTCTCGATCCGGGTGCCGGGCTCGAAGAAGTTTATGGCGAACCGTCCCCGCTCGTAAGTGTTGCCTTCCATGTCGCCGATGATGTTGGTTTCACGGAACGTGGAGTCTTCCGAGGCGATGAGGGCGAGGACGTTCATTTTGGCCATCATGGCGACGAGCCCGATGGTGTGGTGGTACTGGCTGATCCGCTTGTCGAAGCTGAACCGGCTGGCGACCCAGAACATGGGGCCGGTGTCGCAGATGTTGGGGATGTAATCGGCTACCACGTCGAATTCGGGGGCGCAGACGTAGGAGCCGGACTCGTCGAGGTATTCGATTATCTGGACGCCGCCGTTGGCGCCCTCCCATGTCGAGTCGAAACCGGTGACGCTGGCTTCGCCTTTGTTGCGTCGGGCGGCGTAGGCCGCCCAGGGGATTTCAGGGTAGGTGGCTTCCAGGGCGCTGATGGGGACGTTGCGCCGGAACCCGACTTCGTGGGGTTGCTGTTCGGCTCCGAAGAACCCGGGCCAGGTGTCGAAGGGGTCTCGTAGCGCAAGATGCGGCCAGAGTTGCCGGGTCACCTTGTCTTGGCGGGGTCGGATCACCCATGCGGTGTACGAGTACCCGGGGAGCCACCTGCCGACTTGAGGGAACTGCATTCGCACCCTACTGAGCCGGTCCCACCCTTCGACGATGCGTTCCCGCTTCTCGGCTCGTTTCCTTTCGGCATCGGAGTCACGGACCCCGTAGGGCATTTTCAGGGTGGGGATCACCCCGACTTTCTGAGCAAGACGTTCCACCCCGGAAGCCATCATGTTGGCAGCGGGTAAATCGCTGCCGAGGCTATTGGAATTCATCTTGCCCGAGGAACCCTTCCCTTGGTCCCAAGCCATGATCGCCGCTATACCGGCGGTGCCGCCGTTCATTATCTGCCGGATGCGTTGGCGGTCGCCTTCCGATTCGGTGTTTTGCGCCCGGAGGGCGTCCACCCTGTCGAGAACGTACTCTTTCGTTCTACGCATATTTGGTCACCCTATATCAGTTTTGCCCCGGGTAGGCGACCCTACCCCACGGTGCGTCGTTGAAGGTCGGTGCATCGTAGTCCATGTACGAGCCTCCTCGGCTTTGACTGACCCGATGTTGGCGTTCCTCTGTCCGCCATTTCTTGATGACGGTGGCGTGAGGGAACCATGAGGCCATGAGAATATCTGACACATGTTTCCGCTTGATGGCCCCAACGGTATCGCCGGTGAAGTTGGATAGCTGGCGCAGATACTGGTCGGTCTTGCGTCTGGCTTCACCCATGCTGTAGGGGAGGACGACTTGGCCTTGATGGAACAGCGACGCCATCCCGGCTACACCGAAGTCGGGGTCGTGCTTGTTTTTGCCGGTGGTGGTGGGTTTGATGTCTAAACCGAGGTTGAGGGCGAGGGCTTTCGTCCGGGGGTCACGGAAGAAGACGGTCTGGTAGGCGTTGTCTTCCACCACCCAGGTGGACACCCCATACTTTTCGTGCCAGTCGGCCATGACCTTGAGGGCGCCTTCCGGTCCACCGGCCCGTTGGGTTTCGAGGTCCACCATGTGGAAGGTGGCTTGGCGTTGGTTGTGTGAGCCGAGGTCGTGGTCGGTCCCTAACTGGACGGCCCAGAGGAAAGCGGCTTGGACTCCCCTGGACGCCGGGTCGAGTCCGGCGACGAGCCGGAATGTCCCGCCGATACCGGCGGTGCCGAGGTCCCGGGAGTAGTCGAGGCACCGGTCCCGTATCAGGTCGATGTCGAAGATCATGGTGCCTTCCGGGCGGGGCTGGTTGAGGTACATCATCTCGAACAGGGCGTCACCGACGACATCTTGCTGTTCCCGAAGGTAGGCGAGCGGGTTGATTTCGGGGAACAGAACACAGGTGGGGTCTACGGGGTGGTCTTCCCAGAGTCCCCGGCCACAGATGCTCTGGTCGTGGGCCCGGTCCACTTCCACTCTCCACATTTCGGAGTCGACGAACTCGGAGTAGAGGTCTTCGGGGTGGACCCTCGAACTAATCATGGCGAGACCCGTGTGGAACATCTTGCGGGTGATGAGTTTGATCTTGAACCATTTTTCGATCTTGTCCCGTCCGCCGGGGGTTTGGGAGGCGTCAGGGTCGGCGGGGTCGTCGACGATGATGAAGTCGCAGTCGAGGGAGAGGATTTTCCCTCCCACCCCGGTACTCCACATGGTGGGCTGTTTCAGGGTGAGCGTCCGGTTCGCCACGGTGAACCGTTGCCGCTGCCACAGTGACGCCGCCCTGGTTTGGGGGGCCCAATGCTGCCCGGGGGCGAGGTAGGCTTTCTGTAACTCGGTGTGGCCTTCCAGTAGGTCACGGACCTGGCCTAAACAGTTCTCCGCTATATCCCCGTTGGGTCCAACCCACAGAATCCTGATGTTCGGGTTCCTGCATATCAGCCACACGCAGAAGTGGATCAACAAATCGGTTTTCCCGTGGCGTGGAGGCGACAGGATGAGGCTACGTCCACCCGTGTAGATCGTTTCGAGGGTCACTTTGATCCAACGACGGTGCATCGGTCTCGTGATGTAGGTGGTCTCGAAGCCGACCCGGAAGAACTCGGTGCGCCAAGCCACGAAAGCGTCCACCAACTCCGTCATCTTCTCAACGAAAGCCTCGGGGTCGGATTCGGCAAGCTCCGACATGGCTGCATCGGTGGGACCCAACAAATCCACATAATGGGTGTCGGGGGTGAACCCTTCCGCCGCCAAGGTCAAGAGCCGGTCGTTGAACGCCGCTGTCCGGGCCCGGCCTATCGCCTGGGCGGTGAACCCTAAAGCGATAGCCAACTTCTGGTGGCTGATCCCCTTCTGGTCGATAAAATCGTTCCACTCGACGTCACTCAAATGGTTCCGCACCGCCTGGTAGACGGGTCCACGACGTTCCTCGCCTTCCTCCAACCTGAGGGTCCCGGCGATAGCCCGACGCTTCGTGTCCTTCTCCCGTTTCCGTTCACGCTGCTTGCGGAGAGCATGGTCGTCATTGCAGTACCGGACGTTCGGCTTGTACCGGCGGGGTTTAGGAATCACCCTGTCACACCACTCACAGACCGGGGGGGCAGAGTCGATGATGGCGTGTTTGATCTGCGAAGTGATCTGGTCGTCACGATCCGAGTGGGCCATCACCAACCAACTCTAACCATCATTACCCAATGACAGTACCAACACAACCGACCGGTCCCCGGGGAAAGGGGAGAACACCGGGGACCGAACCGGTCGGGGTACATGCCATCCGTGAGTGGACGCACCCCCACCATAGACCCAAAAACAGAACCCGCCAACCGAAGTCGACGGGTTCCGAATGAACCTGCTAGGTTCGTTGCGCCAATCACCTGAAAGACTAGCCGCCAATTCCCCTCTAGTCCAGGGATCAGAAGAACCACCTACCGGGCATACGGTGAGAGCCCCCGGGGCCAGCGACCCCGAGTAGGCCGTTAGACGGGCGCCAGTACCAATCTCAGAGGTGACCCAGCGAGGGCTACGGATATGACGCCCCCCAGGGAATGCAGAGTGAAAAAGGCTCACCTCTACACACCCACTATGCCCACCGGCCCCTCAACCCCGGAAAGCGGTACAGGTACACGCCCATAGCGTCGGCTCCGGCGAAGAAAACCCTGTCATCCCCCTGCGGGGGGGTGCCAAGTGCCACCCAGCATCATCCAACGAAGAACAACGCTAACCAACGCCCCCCAACCTAAACCGCTCCCACCAGCGAACCAGCACACCCTGGGTTCCTAGTGGATTCTCCAACTCCGGAGCCTAGTTTATACCGGGACGGTCTCGTTTGGTACCTCACGATCTCCGATC